GGGTGGGGGGGGTCGGGGGGGGGTGGGGGTGGGGTGGGGGGGGGGGGGGGGGGGGGGGGGGGGGGGGGAGAGAAGTCCTTGTGATGTTCCAGGCGCTTCTCTTGTACCCACTTGCACCTCCCAGTAGCCTTTCGCCTTCTTAGTACTGGCGATTACCCCCGACCTGTCTACCCTTGAGCTACACTAAGCAGCTAGGGGATGTTTGTCGTACTTTATGTTCATAGGCATACCCTTGCTTGAGTACATCACTTTTCAGTCCGCACACAAGTACAAACTACACTTGTGTGCTCACCATAACGTTAATAAATCACCTAGATTAACGGAATTGAGATTTCGTATAACCCTTGTTGTTACTCCCTATACCGTGAAGAGTAGCTAGTTGTACGTGCAAATGTCGATTCCGAGAACGCCAGACTACGGCAGCAACGTGACGCCGCTAATGCGCAACTGGCGTTTGTACTTGAGAAGTTATCAGAAGAGTAGAGAAAAGGCCCCGTTTGGGGCCTAATCACTTCTTACGCTATACCACCCATGTCCCGTATGAGCTTATTATTTCTGAAAATGTGCCCTCATTGTTCTTGAACGTTAGTCTTGCTGAAAAATCAGCGCTGTGCATAGAAGAACCGCTGGGTGTGTTAAGTCCGGAAACATAAACGCTATTTACCACGTCAGAGTTAAGAAACTTACCGACTGTCAATTCCCGAAAATCGCCAGTGGTGTCCACCGTTATGTTGCCGTATTGCGCTAAAGTGTTGCAGCGTATAGTGCTGTTGTATAACTTGCTCTTTATACCGGCGGTATCGGTTGTGGTGTACACACCCCCTATAAAACCTCGCATTTGAGCGGGCCCGGTGTCGCCTGCCGTATAAGCAAGAGCCGTCACTATAGGGTCGTTTTTCTGACCTATGCTTATGTCGAGGAAGTATTGTTCAAGGCTTATACCTGCTAACAGCACGAATGCAGATATTTTTGACGAACATTTACCTATGCTTATATTGCTAAAGTTTCGGGACAGACCGTACCTGGCAGGGTCCGCTGTCCTCGGTAATAGTCGTATATATCTGTCGCCACCTGCTACACCAGTTTCATCCGCAATTTCACCTATTTCCACAAAAAGGCGGTCATTACCAAGCATTTCAAAAACACAAAAATCGTTTGGGCGTGTTTTAAATACTACTCTATCAATTAGTATTTTTCCTATACCATTTCCGTTAACTCTAGTAGCTGTCACACCTCTGTTAGTCACATTAGTTAGTGTTGTATTCCCTGAGATGTTTACATCAGCTACAAGACCGTCAGGGAAAATATTAAGTTCCAAACCAGTATACGCACCATTGATGTATGGGTTTGAGATTTCACAATTAATCAGCCGAGGGACGGTGTGCCCATGCACACTTTCGTCTGCTTCTGGTTCAATATCTATGCCAGATTTAGGCATAGCACCCTCCACCCCACCATAGTCACCTATATTATAAATCTCGGGGTTAACTATCAGGACATTCTCTCCAGAGGTTAGGCTTATGCCATTACGGCGGCATTGTCGTATGACTGGTTTTTCTATGTAAATGTTTCCGGGTACTGTGCCATCTGTAGTGCCCCATTTCATGCCAATGTATATCCCATCTCCAAACATATTGGTATACAGTCCACCTATAACTCGGATGTTGGAAGATTGGAGTATTGTAAGTCCCCATCCATGTTGCCCTATTGTGGTATTTGTGAGCCTGTCTCCCTCTAGTACAGGGTTGTAAATATTTACGTTTTGAACACCATTTGCGACGTAAATGATGTGGCTTTGAGGTCTGCCTTGATTAGCCAGACGTAGTGCGCCATCACCTACGAAACGTATTGTTGAATTGCTAACGCAACAAATAACTGACTTAAAGGCGTTATTACCTGGGCTTACAGGGTCATCTGTAGATGCCATCAGACCAGTCATATTTTTATCAATAATAAAATCACACGCTAGAGCAACGGATGTGGTGTACGCTTTCATAAGAGAAGTGGTATCCGTACAAAAATCAGACGCGTATATCCCAGTCGCGGATGTTAACTCCCACACAGCCCCGTCGGCGGATGCTATTTTTGTAATCCCGTCAACCGCTCCGGTGGACCTGGAATATACGTAGCGGGTCCCAACGCATACAGTATCGTAGATGTCACTAATATTGGCGGTAGATATCTCGGAGATTTCCTTAAAGTAAGCTGATACCAGTCTTAAATCATTCCGCAGGTTTGGACCAGTCTGTGGCTTCCAGTTAGCGTCTCCTGCTGGGTTGGACCTAGCCGGAATATCTTTCGGAAGCTCCCCGTCCCACGCATAACACTGTCCGCCAGAAATATGCCAGACAGCATCCGTTTTACTATTTACTGTAGCCCCTTCTTCAAAGCTACCATCAACAAGCGTCAAGCCCGCCTCAGCGAGCGTATGACGCCACTGTTCACGGTCATTATTCTTGCTAGCATTGTAAATTAAACTTGTAAGTGCCATTATATCCCCTGTCCTTTCATGAGTGAATTAACAGCAGACTCCAATGAGTCATACTGATTACCAATAGCCTTTGCTTGCCACTGCCTACGTTCCCATAGGCCCCAGCATACCCTATTGCGCTGCCCGTTAATATACTGGGAGCAGTCGAAAATCCAGCGGTTGCCACCTCTATAAACCCAACCAGTTCCTGGGGACTTCTGCTGGTACTTACTAATGTAACGCCAGTCCAGCACAGCCTTTCCAGCCGCTGCATAATCAAGGTTTTTGAGATACCATTTCACGGCGCTGCCATTGAAGCCAGCTACGCCTATGTTATAAATGAAGTCTATGGACCCAACTAAGGCTACGTCAGAGAGCTGCATAGGAAGTCCGTCAAGAGCCTTTGCATGCTCTCCTGCTGATTCTATCAGTTGCTTCTGACAATCGCTCAGTGTGGCTCTCTGACCCATTTTGACGCCCTTTGTCTCCCCATAGCAGATTGTAGGGATGCCCGCACTGTCTTTGTATGCTGTAAGGCTCAAACCTTCGTTGTGTTGGACTACCTCAGTAATAGCTCCGCCGAGCATAGTAGCCCCGACGAGCGCCGCTATAACCCTAGTCCTTAAACTCATATTTAATCGCCCCCTTACGTGCGTGCTCTTCTAGGAGCTTGTATGTGCGTCGTTTATAGTACGCATTCCACGCCAAGGTTAGCACTGCGCATACAGTTGCAGTGATGAAGCTGATAACACTCCAGTTCCAGCTCATTAACTCTGCCAACCAGCCTCCTGATACTGTAGCACCAGTAACTGCTGCTCCTGCCCGGGTAGCGAGGTCTGCCCCAACTACGTCTCCCACTTTAATCATCCTGCTGGCCCTTCTTCCTAAACAGCTTACGAATCACCAGAATGGTCACTAGGAAGACCAAGGGAATACTGGCCCCTGCTAATCCGGCGAGGATAAGGCTGTAACTATCGTTGTTAACTACCTGTAGGCGCTCTGCCTGGATTGTGCCAGTACTAATAGCCTGCACCTGCTTCTTGCTAGAAGTATCCAGTGCACCTACGTTAGAATCCTGTATATCGGTTTTGTTGGTGGTGCTGGAGTCCACCTTATTATTCAGCCCGAGCATCTGCTTAGTATTCTCAGCACCAACCTGTGCAGATACTTCCGGCTTAGAACCAACTAAGCCGGTAAGTGCAGAGGTCGCTGAGCAACCAGTCAGAGTAACCACGAGTAGCAACCCAGCGACCAGTTTACGCATTAGCTTGCAGCCTTCACTGCGTCCACCGCAGCTTCCAGTGCAGCAATCTTAGCGTCGAACGCTGCGCCGGTCTGAGCTACATCCTGTGGTTGTGTAAGGATAGCATATAGATCCTTACTGAGAATGTTCAGCTGACGCAGCAGCTCCTGCCGCTGTGCTTGAGTCGCTTTAGCAATTGCCATGTGTACTCTCCTTATTCTTACGCATCCGTAGCGGCTACGAACGCACTTTGTAGTGCAGTGAATGATGTATCAAACGCTGTACCAGAACCCTCACCTAGTGGCATACCCGTACCTGTAAGGGCAACGTAACCAGTCTTTGATAGCTGAGATAACATGCTGAATAGGCGCGCCTGTAACGTCCCGTCATCCTTAAAGGCCGTACCGGCCCGGGTAGCCGTATAACCCTGGGATTGCATGTACGTGAAGAACGCATTCAGCTTAGTTAAGGCAGCCGTACCCACGAAGCCTACATTGTAATCCGGGGCCACCTCTTTCTCGAGGTTCTGGCTCTTACCTACAATGGCGTACTGTACGTCCGCAGCTTTAGCTGCGATGATTGATGCCATTATCGTCTTCCTCTATGTTGTTTGCCTCTACCCCGACCTTGTAGCCGTGCAGCGACTCCCCGCAACTGTTTCTGGACCATACCCTGCGCCCAGTCCAGCGGGTTATTAATGAATGCTAGTGCCTGCTTCTCAGACTCTCGTGCAGCCACTACTTTCTCATCTTCTACCAGGTGCCCATTCAGTACTGCTACCATCATAGCGATGGCATCTGCTCGGTCATCTTTAGCCAAGCTACCTCGGTCATACGTAATACCTGCGAGCTGCGCGAACGCAGAGTATAACCAGCGACGGTCTCGGGGGTATAGCATACAAGTCCCAATATCATCGTGAATAGCACGCTCATGCACCACTAGGCGGTGTCGTCGAGTTACTGGACTGATTGTGTCGATGATACGACGTTCTTTCTGCGTGGTGTTGTTAATGTCACGCACACCAATACCAGCAAGGTGACGCTCTCGTAGGCGGTTTAGAATAAGCATAGACACAGTACCGTGCCCCATGTTACTCTCCACCACCATGTCTGAGATGTCCAGCTCTACGCACAGGTCGATGAGCTTGTCGATATTCTCAGTGCTTACACCTCCTTGGAAACCCCCAACGGAGAATAAGTGAATGTATGAGTTCGCAGCCCCACCAGCAGCATAGGAGACTTCATCTCCACCACAACCAGCTGGGTCCACTACCAGCGCCTTGTGTTGATACGGTAAGTGCATATCCCCATAGAATGCCGGGAAATACATCTGCTGACCCATGATCCCCTCATGCTCGTGCTGGTACAAGTACCTGCGGTCCGCAATGTAGGAGAAGGTCTCAGGTGACGAATCAAGACTACCGGAGTATACGAGCATATCCGACAATTTAATACGAGTGCGCATCTGGTCAGACAAGGTTGTATCGAGCATGTACTGGAGCTGGAAACCTTCAGGACCGAAGTCCAGTTCCTTCTCAATCAGTGCATCCTCGTCATAGCGACCAGTATCGGTACTCTCCCCTAGCGTTCCGTCGACGCCGAAGCCGGTGCGTTTATAACCCCGCTCAATGAGCTGTAGTATATAAGGAGCAAGTGTACTTCCATATCGTTCTTCCATTTCAACAGACGGGATGCGTCCCGGCCACACCCGGACCTCGAAGCCACGCCCCGGCAGGGTCTTGTAGATACTGTCCTTGGTTTGTGGTGTGCCCAAGTACAGCGTATCCCCGTGCGTACAAATAGCTGCGAAGTCTTTCGAAATCATCAGCAACTGCTCACGCTGGGTTTGTGTCAAACCGTTCTTAGTGGTTTCGATATCATCTGGAATCAAGAGATCAGCACGCTTCCCCTGCAGGGACGCAGTAATACCGACACAAGCTACGCTGGCAGACTTATCCAGCGGTTTCAGGTCACAGTTGACGTCGTAGCCTTCAAATGAAGTGCGGTCCCCACGAGTAGGGTCGGCCTTCAAGTAGCACAGCAGCGGCCAGGTTTCCAGCATACGAATGATTAGGTTTGCAACGTCGGACGCCTGCTTCTCAGCGCCGGATACAATCAGTATACGACAGGATTGGTCCTGGATGAGCCTCCAGACAGCATACAGCGCGGCCAGTGTAGATTTAGCCTCACCACGCTGTGCGGCCACCATGCGCTTCCTAGGGCCCTTCTGCATATACTCTGCAATGTCGGCTTGCATATCCGTGAGCGTAAAGCCTAGGAAACGCATACCGATGTATGCGAATTCCCTGAAATTACTGAGGGTAGCCGCCATCATCATGGCGATATCCTCGCGCTCCTCTTTGGGAATACTGCGCGGGTTCGCACTATAACCAGTAAGTTTCTGGTTGAGCATGCGCAGTCTTCGCGCAGTCTTCACCGATACCATTAGACAATTCCTTCTAGTAAATCCTCAGAGTCAGACCCACTAATCTTCCCTAAAATTTCTTGTTTACGCGCCTCTCTGCGTGCCGCTAGTTCATCATCAAATTCATCACGAAGGTCCTGCATCGCCTCGGAATCTGCATCCGCAGTGATATCATTATCCTTCAAGAATTTAGCGATGACTGACTTATCTGCGGCCGGGAGCGGCACCTCATCTTCTTTAGACTGTTTGATCTCTTCAATCAAAGCCTCTGTGAACATGCGATGCAGCTCCGAGAGACGACTGCGTTTAGCCGCCCCTGCCATATGATCCTCCTGTTAGGATGTTACTACTCCGCTGGCACGTAGTGCTGCTAGTAATGCATTTAGTTGATTCACCACGTCCTCAGCACCGGTTGCATCCTCCACAGCCTCTGCTTTGCCTAGGTACGCCAAAGCCCCTAAGGAGTTGGCTAAGTGGTCTACAGATGCTTGTGTAGCGAAACCGTCCCCTGCAGTTACATCGGCACCTAATCGAGCAGCTACGATCGTTCCTGCAGGGAGAGTCTCGGCAAACATTATGGTGTTATCTACAATCTCGAAACTGTAACCACGAATCTGCCCAACACCATTAAGTTCTACTATAGCCTTAGTAAACTTTAACCCTGGAGTTATCTCGTCTGTATCCTCTGTAAGCACCGTGCTCCACGGGTAGCTTACTGTTTCTGCACCACTTATAAAGGTGTTTTCCAGAGCAGAGGTACGCATACTCAAGGCATCGTCCGCAGCCTTCCTAGCGGCGCGTTCTGTGTCGATGCGGGAGTCTAGCCTGGCGTCCTCAGAAACAACGTAGGATTTGATGGCGGCATCAGCGGATACCCAAGCGGCGCGTTCTGCATCAATACGAGAGTCTACGTAGTGCTTGGTAGCAGCATCTTGCAAGTCCACCGGGTCTGATACATTCGTGATGCGGTACCCGTTCATGCTTATATCCCCGTAGAATCCGGGGATAGCCCTGCCTTCCACAAGCTCTTGCGCCAAGTGCAAGAACTGTGTATTTTGAGAGTCTACGTTCACCTCGATGAACGGAGAGCCGCTAGCAAACTCAATATACAGATACTCGCGCTCAGTCTTACGAATGAGAAGCACTGTAGTGCTCGCAGTTAGGGCCGAATTCAATCTTATATTAGTAGCGCTGGTCCAGGTGTACCCAGTGGTTTCCGCACCGTCTAGGTATACATGAATATAGGACTTGTCCAAATACTCAATATCGCACTGGATATCCTGGGTACCAGCTGGCTTGATTTGTTCTTGCCAGCTGAATGCCATATTAATCGTCTCCGAAGTTGTTGATGATAGCTCGCGTAGGTGCGAATTCCTGGATTAACGGGACCTGCTTAGTGAAGGTCTGGATATCCATATTTCCAGTAGCCAGGTCCTGTACCGCACCCAGCAGGCCCATAACGTAACCTATAGACGCCAGCGAGTGACGCGGAGAGTCCCCAGTGAAGATATCCTGCAGAAGCGAGATACCACCAATGGCGCTCATACCCATAACTGACTCAGCAATAAGCTTCTGAGTGTCGGCCTCTTTGCCGTCCATACCGTGCTTCGCCATAGTTGCTAGAAGCATCAATGGGAACTGGTATGCCATGATGTGCGCAACCCCAATCCACCCGGCATCATTCAACTCGCGGCGCAGAATCTTGTTGGTGGCAGCCAGGGCGAAGCTCTGATAGCCGACAATTACTTTGCCGATAGGGTTGAACTGGGCGAAGTGCGAGGTCTCACCGGTACGTACTTGCTGCACCAAATAGTCCATCATACGCGTCCCTACCACCTCAACTTGCATTTGCAGCTCCGGCTGGAACATAGCACCAGGATTAGCTTTGTTAGCAGCAATAGCCCGGTCAGCGATTTCACGAGTAAGACCGAAACGTTCCAGACGCTTAAACGCCTCAGCGTCGCCCTTGAACATCTGCTGGAGCTCATCCGCTACAATACCTGAGTTAAGGTTAACCTGCAGTCGATGTACCATACTCATACCGTTGACGTGACGCGCAGCCTGTCCAACGTTCTGGGTGACGTTAAACCAGGAAGCCTGACGGGTCAGATCCAAGTTATCGTCTGCATAGGTATTCAACCAGCGGAAGCGCATCTCCTTCTGGATACTACCACGTAGGATTGCATCCAGACGACTAGCCATATCCGGAGTGCGAATAGCTACGGAACCCTCTTTAAACCAAGGCTGCTCACGCATACTGCGAAGTACTCGGGACATACCAAACTCTTTCAGCGCTAGAGCGGTGTCAGTAAGCTGGTACAACCCAGAGTTCTTAAGCATGGTAGCGTTGGCCATGTTACCGGCTGCACGGAGCAGGTCCGGCATTTGACCGGCGTCGGCTGGTGCCCCACCTAAGATAAAGTCGATGGTGTCATTAACGGTCTTCTCCCACTTACCAGAATCAGCCAGAGCGTGCTTGGACTCATTAATCATCATCTCTAGTGTTTTTAGGTCAGAGACTCCGGCATAAGCCATACCTACACGACCTGACATTCGGTTAGTATAACCATGCATAACCTTGGCTACGTCAGTATCCATCAGGTCCTGCATACGCATAACCTGACCATCCACGATGTACTCTTTATCCATGTTGAAGCGGGTACGTTGACGCAGGTTCCGAGCAGGAGATGTAGCACCAGATTCCCGGATGTTACCCGCCAGGAAGCTCTGGATTGCACTTTCATCTACACCAGCATTACGCATAGCCATGACTACTTCATCATTACCCATACCGTTGATAAGCTGCTTCCACATAGGGCCGGAAGCAGCGGCGCGGCCGTTGTAGATACCATCAACCATTTCCTTAGCGACGCGCTGAACAACCTCAGGCTCCATAGATGGGTACACATCACGCAGTGCCTGACGGAACAGATCCCGATAATTATCCAGGGAGCGACCATTTGCAATACCCTGGCGCATCTTATCATAGCTGTACTGGCGCGGGAAGTAATAGTCTGATTTAATCAGAGTACCGTCATCTACCAGCCCGGCAGCAGTCATGTGATCGTGCCACTTACTGGCCCAACCAGAGTTGCGATACGCCTCTACTAGCGGAACCAAGTCAGAGTCCGGCAGAGGTACAGGGCGTCCATTAACCTCAGCGCTGTACGCAGAGTCCAGGTAACGGCCCAAGCGACCTTCTAAGTCAGCACGAGCTGCTCGGAAGTTGCTACGGTGGAAGAAGCGGTCTATGAAACCTACACCTTTGGCCTTGAGGGCACCAAGTATAGCGTCCTCAACTACACTGGCACTAGCATCCATCTCCAACGTAAGGTTACGCTTGAAGTCCACCACAGACGGTTTACGACCGCCTACAGCAGTAGCATCAGATACTAATAAGCGTGCTAAGTCCTCGCTACCCTCTGCAATATTATCGTAGAGTGAGAACATAGTGGCGAACTTACGCTTGGCCGTGTCCATCATAGCCTGAGCTTTCAGTGCCTCATTCTTAACCGACGTATCCACTAAATCCTGGAATGACTCGCTCCGGAAGCTCTGAGCTTGGTCTGCGTAGTCCTTTGCGGTCCACTTGACAGCGTCCTCGTACGCGTCCAGAACATCCTCCAGAGCGGAGCCCTTGGTGCGAATACCTAAGGCGTTCATGATGTATTCACCAATCTGGCGAAGCATGCTTTTACCGGTAGGGGATTTAGTTCTAGAGAGGTACTCTACCCACTCAGGGCTGTCTCCTAGTCCAGCCAGCATTTCATGCACATCACTTGCATAATACTTGAATTTATCGCTAAGAGTTGAATCTGCTGCTATTGCAGCGCGCACCTCTTCCAGCTTACTGGCAATTTCCGGATTCTGCTTAATAGCTCTGGTGGTGGCAGCATGAATCAGTTCGTGCACTGCTACTCGGCTAGTGTCCGCATCCATAGCACGCAGAGCATCCCCGGCAGTAGTCCAGGTATTTCCGTTCGCTTTCTTAGGGGCACGTAAAGATACGAAGCCCCTGTCAGTTGTTGATGCTGGTGAAAATCCATAGTGGCTACGGTTAGAAGAGCCTGCCACCAACTTAAAATCAATATCCTGTACTGCATCGCCCAGGGTGTCCAGGATAGCCTTCTGACTCTTAGATAAATGCTCAGAGGTCTTTAGGAATCGAACTACGTCCTGCGCTTTAATGTTAACAGCAGCAGTGTTATTTCGGCGAACTTGGATAGGTTCATCCAGTACCTTAGTGAGTATTGTGTCCCCTTCTCCTACTCCTGTAACATTAGCATCCCTTGCTGTACGAGTTGTGGGCGCGTCCGGGTCAAACATAGGCTCACGCCCAGTGCGTGCCTTTGCTGCTGCTTTAGCAGCCTTAGACATGTCCCAGAGCTGATCTAGTCCAGCTACCCCTGCTACCAGAGCAGTGACTGCCGCAGACTGTCCCAATTGATCTTGTGCATAGACAGCTGTACCTACATCCGCTGCACGGATAGCAGTACGCACTGCTAAGCCAGCACGACCAGCAACGCCTGCTGCCGACATCGGGGCCAGGATAAATGGGGCATCCCCAGCCAGCACGCCAGCGAACCCAGCTACAGTGTTATCAGACATCTGGCGGTCACGGTCACGCTGTTCTAGCATAGCCTGAACGCGATAATTATAATCATCCAGGGACACCGCCCCGTGCAAGTAGTCAATCTCTTCCTGATTCGGAGTATAGAGCTTAGCCCGGGAGTCAGTGCTCAGTTGCTTCTTAGCATCAAAACCCTGCTCTGGAACAAAGGTTGGGGAGGAGGCCTTCCTAATAGCCGCAGCTATAATGCTGTTACCAACCCCAGCAGCAAAGCTTTCCCCTGCTGATGCTGCCGGGGTCTTAGCCTGTGCCAGTATAGATGAACGCTGTAGTGCATTCAGCCCATCATCTCCTGCATCATTCCAATCTACGCGTGCAGGCGCAGGTTTAAGTGTTGCGCCCTTAGCAGAATCCTTTTCCTGTGGATTCGGTTCTTGGTTCAGAAACTGAGCCATAATATCTCCTAAAAGAATTTTGATAAGGGGAGGCCCCGAAGGGCCTCTATTAGTGTGTCACCTCGAACATCCAGTTTCGCAGTCCTTGCTCCAGATACTTCTTACGCTTAGGCTGTGCCTGCTTGTAAGCTGGAGTATTACGGAGTGCTTGCCAAGCCTTACCTTGGGCCTCTGAGACAGGATACTGATAAGGCCCTACCGGGGTCTTGGATGCTTTACGTACCTGTGCCACGGCCTCTGCTACCGGACCAGAACTTCCGTTGCCGCCGTGGTAGTTCAAGTCAACCATAACCTTCATAGCATCCGCAGAGGCACTTAGGCCCTGCCCGCGCAGTTGCTTATTCACATTCGGAATGTATTGCTGCTCCAGAGAGGATTTCAGAATACTAATACCGTCGTCGATAGTAACCTTCTTCGGAACAGGCATACCGGAGTTGTTGTGCAGACCAAAGCCTACACTGCCGTTACCTTTACCTTCCCGGAACCCTTCAAACTGCATGGTATTGGCGAGAATCTCACTGAATAGCGATGGCTCTACACCTACCCCATTACGTCCATTGACCTGCGTACTTACAACTCTGCCGTTGTCATGGTCGTAGAAAGTAGCTGGACGGACACCTACTTGCTCACTGCCAATCTTCATCTCACCGGCCAGAGCTTTGTTATATGCATCTTGCGCAGTGGTTTGAACGTCACGCAGGTTCACTGACATAGTCTGGAAGGTTCCCTTCTTGTCGAATACAGTAACAGTCATGTTCTGCGCTGAGTTACCTGCTGTGGCAGCCTGCACTACTACTCGTTCAAGGTTGCTAGGGTCAGTTAAGGCATTGACCTGGCTCTGAATCTGCTGTTGCAGAGACGCCTTGAACTGCTCCTGGTCTCCTCGATAATCCCCCATTAGGGATTGAATAGAAGTCCCGGCTGGCAGGTACACATGCCGAGGGGCTCCAGATATATCCAACTCTAACTTGCGGGCTTGGATATTACCTTTGAGCATAGTGTTAATGTCGTCGGGATCCTTACCAACTAGAGCCTCTGGGTTGTGATTGTATACGTATCTATACTCTTCCTCCATGGCGGCGCGTGCTTCCTGGCGCTGTGCGTCAGCTGTGCCGAAGAAGCTGAACCAGTTAGCAGTGTGACTCGGATCAACCATCTTGTCTGTAGGATTGCTACTGATGTTGCTGTAGCGTCCACTAGCCTTGTTACGGGCCTGGCGACGTAGGTCGTCCAGAATGGTGTTGCTAGCGTTATTGGGGTTCTGTGCAATGGCCTTCTGAACCACCCCTTGCCACTCAGATGGGACCTCAGATAGCAGAGCCATCTTACCTAAATCGGTACTGGTGCTATATGCTTGGGCCCATAGGTTGATGCTATTGACATTCTCCTTGGACACCTGCCCATCCTCACCTAACTGGTCCAGTGTAGTGAGGGTGCGCGCCATATCCGAGGACATGCGCTTGTGTGCCTCATTGATGACCCACGCATCTTTACTATTGCTACCATAAGCCAGTAGCTGCAAGTTCCCCTCTGGAGTGTCTGGGAAGTTCTTCAGTATCTGCGTACGCGCCTTATCCAGATCTCCCTGGAACATACCTGCCAGTGTTGAGCTTGGGATATTACCAGTAATAGCTGTGCGTAATGCTTGTGTATCAGCAGTCTTCTCTCTAATAGTCTGAGCTTTACTCCAGAACTCCATACTAGTGCCAGGGCTCAGTACATCCGTAGCAGATAGCTCAATCACTCGGTTGCGGATATACTGCATTGTCTGCTCTTGCTCTTCCGGGGATTGCCCCTCAAGAGACTGGATTGCATCGGAGATTTCAAAGCGCGCCTGAGTCTCAATCTGAGTACCGGCACGTTTAAATTCCTGATACAAGGCAGCGTTGACGTCTACAGCATTGACGCCCAGCTCTTTTGTTGCCATCTCCTGCAACTGGTTGATGATTAAAGGATCCTGAGTCTGCTGCGCTACACTAACCAGGTACTGCTTGGCCCGGTCCAACTTCTTGGACTTATCCAGGTGCTCAGCTGCCAGGATACTATCCAACCCTGTCTTAATTGACATCTGCGCGGCAGCGCCCTGCCCAGCATCCAGGCGCTGATAGAACTCATCAACGGAGGAGCTGAGCCCACGGTCCAGCGCACGGTCTGCTTGTACTACCGCAAACTCTGCGCGACCCTTCTGGAAGGCCGTATAGTTCGCTAAGCTGGTTGCACGGAGCTGCTGCAGTACCGCTGTAGCGGACTGTTTGGACATATCCGGAAGATACATACCGAGCTTGTCAGACATAGCCTGGACATGCTCTTGCTCCTGCTGGTGGAATTCCTCATCAGTTAGCCCTGCCTCAGCTGCTTTCTTAGCGCGAGCAATACTATCCGTGCGCCACTTAGCTAGAGAATCGTAGGCCGCAGCAGATACATAACCATCCTGGTAGGCTTCTCGTACAAATAGATTCTGCTTCTGTACTGCCTCATCTTTAGAGGCCATTGCATCTACTGCACCCTGGGCATCCATAGCACCTCGCACAGTGGCTGCTGCTGCATTTTCTTTTACTGCTGCATCAAACCCTATACCGAAGTCCTGGACGAAGCCAGAGAGTGCTGCAAGGCGGTTTGCTTTGGACGTGTCTACTACTACATCCCCGACTGTAGAGGGCAAGTTAACCTCGTTGGCCTGCAATTGCACGCCGCCGATATTTAGACCCTGTCGGTTGGGTTGAATTACAGGCATTTACTTCCCCTTAGTTTACCAGGTGTGTACTTTGCTATTACCCTTGCTGCCCCATAGGTCATACAAGAACGAATTATCTGCTGCAGGCTCCGGGGCGGTGTCGGTACTATCGGGAGTGCTCTTGGATAGTTCATTCCCTATGTATTGCCCGAGCAGCTGCCCACCAAAGCCCAAGGCGGCATTAAACATCTTGTCGTATCCGCTCTCCAGGTCCATATTGGCTAATCCGCTATCCACGGCCTTATCCACCATCATTCGGTAGCCCTCTTCCTGAGTGGCCTGCTGGGACCTGATTCCAGATACCTGACGATCTGCTACTGTATTCACGGTTGCTACGGCATCCTTAACAGACGCCCCCATAGTACCGGACGCAGCAGCTTGCAGGCCTACCTGACTCTGTGCTTGCAGCTTCTGCTGTTGAACGTTGAACAGGGCAACCTCAGTCCGATCCCTGGACTGAGCACGTTGCAGTGCAATGTCATTTAACTGCTTCGCTGTCTGCTGAATTACTGCTTTGTTACGTGCTTTAGCAACCTCAATCTGTGCACCAGCACCAAGCAGCTTAGTGCCCGCTAGGGCAGCGACGGCCCACCACATATTAAATCCTCCGTCTGCGTTGGTTGTAGCGCAAGATATAAGAGATATCTAGCACGTTCAGTTCCATAGAGCCCTCAGTAAACAGTGTTACCTCGGTTGTGTCTGCGTTAGTACGGCACGGCACTGTAATAGTAGCCAAGTCCATACGCAGGGTCTGCCCTAGCGTCAGCTCCTTTGAGTTCATTAGGATACCAGTTAGTTCGCCACCCCAGTTGACGTCTCGCGGGGTGTCTAGTACCTGCACATCGAAGTGTCCAGAGTTACGCACCGCTACATCCAGGCGCAGCAGGCGCACATACCCACTACCCACTAGCTTATCATTTTGGTCCCTCAGAATAGGCGTAGTTAGCGTGAACGCACTGCGGTAACGTCGCCCGATTATGTAGGTGCCATCAGGTACGCCGCGTACAACCCGCAGGGTGTTCTCCCCGGCAATCTCCTTGATGCCGACCTCGGTAGGTCCCATAGAGTTGCTGGGCAGATACGTCAATATAAGCTCTTCCTTGTAATGGTCAGCCCACCCAACTGGGCGCAGTACTTCTGGAATAGTGAATACCCCGTTTTGTACCTGAACTTGTTTCTGCAAATCCGAGTATGCTTCTCGGTACTCTGAACCCAACTGATAACCTTCACGGGGGTCCATAGACACAATCAAAAGCTTGTTACTGGGACTAGGTCCTTGCATGTACAAGAACACCTCATCCTCCAACGCTTGCACGCTCAGGATTGGATATGGGAACGACCACTTATGCCACGCTGCCTGCAGCTTAGCGCCATCACTTCCACCCCACATGAACTCATAGACTAGGAGACTATTTCGCTCTCCAGACATTCTTGAGAAGGCCATGTTCGTGACGCTGGAGTTTTGCATCTGCAATACCCTGCCGGGGATATACCGAGGTAAGTGTACCGTGGCATCCTGTGTAGTGTACTGCGCAGCAGTGTAAGGTGATGGGATTAACTCCAGAATACCAGCGTAACTGTCGTTGCGCTTGTTCGGGTAGATTACTGTCTGCCCCGCCATTACCGGAGTCACACGGCTGTCACAATCATAGGTGCTAGTAATGCTAATACTTGCGTTGGTAGGCGTAAGCACTACAGAGCCCGGCACAACAGCCTGCGTACTGTTAGCAAACAGGACCAGGTCTCGGTTGAACTGTATGGCGGTACGGTACACAGAATCCTGTGCAGACGCAGAGCTAATGCTGATACGGTCCGTATCCAGCAGAGATGTCACGGTAGAACGGTAGAAGCGCTGGTACAGGCCAGAGGCTGACATATCCACGGAGCTGCCACTAAGCAGAACCAGGCGGCCTTGGAAAGCTGCAATACCAGTAATGTATCCGTTCTCTACGAATCCTGGGTTACTGTTGTTGTCGTCGTTTCCCGCTAGGCGGCCTTCCCAATCCCGTGCAATGATGTTGTCATCTGCAGCAAGCTCTCGGGGCATATTCGTAATCTTGGTGATACTGCCGTACGCACCCACCTCAGACCAGGTACGGGTGCTATAGTTGAACTGGTACCACGCTGTCTCGGACGAGGCCGTCCCTACACGGCACATTGCCCCATCAGCTTGTGCCGGGAGCTGCGCAGGTAGGTCCTGCTCCCGGTCTACACGGGACTGATTGGATACCTCGGCGTAAGTATCCCCAGCGTCAGAGGATACCACGCAGTTGCTCAACCCATAGAAGAACAGGTATGCACCGCGTACGCTAACGTTCCCAGCTGGCAGCCCATTCATTACAAGGGAGTCTCGTAGCTTCTGAGCAACGTAAGCACCAGACACCTCCTCAGCGTTGTCGCTGCCAGCAGCTGGGGCGGTGTAGTACCCGGAGTAGTCTACCCCTGCAGAGGTAACAGTAACGTTCCAGCGTTTCTGGAATGCTGCAGATTTAACGTAGAAGAACCCAGTGGTGCTGGGGTCAATACGCCCAGTATTATCCACTATTGGGTTAGGGGCCATCTCCGTATTTAGGATATAAGTTAGCCCAGCAATACTTGCGGTCTGCAAAGAGGTCTGACCTACAGTGGTAACAAAGTACGGGTCATTGCCGGAATTAATGACGGTCTTTCCGTTTTTAGACAGCAACCACCAGTTACCGTTGCCGGTATTAATCAGCAGATGCCTACCATCAGTTCCACGCTCTACGTACTCAGTGAACAGGGAATCAAGCCCAGGGTTATCTATTGTACTCTCCCAGACAAGCTCACCCGGAGGTCTGCGGCGTATACCGGAAACCGGGTCGCTGAGCATATTCAACTGCGCCCCTAGTTGCCCAGGCTGGCGCTCTCTTGGAACCTGCTGGGAGACACCCTGCAGCAGACTCTGAATGGTACCCTCTAGGGACTGGGCCATATACTCTCCTTAAACCATAAAACGAGCACGGCGGATTCTGCGTGCAAAGCGTGTCTTACTGGTGCTGAACTTCTGATTGCGCAGATGCTCACGCAGAACCATGCTCTTGTAGCGCTCAGCTTCCTGTGCGTAATTAGCGTAGTTGCCATCACTGCCAAGGTCATTCAGGTACACCTGTGCAGCAGTGTAGTTTGCAATCCACATGGCGGCGTGCTCCGGAAGATCTTCAAAGTTGAGGTCCAACACCACCTTAATCTTAACAGGGGAATCGAAGTATTCGTCCTGCTCGACCAGGTTGTAAAGGTTTCCATCACGTACACCATACTTATTGTCGGAGCACGCATCATACACAGCTAGCTGGTTCCACGGAATTTTAATAAAACCATCAGTTGTAGGAGTAACCTCCCGCTCAACTACATTGAACCAGTAACCAGTGCTGAGCAATCCTCGGCGATTACGTGCGAGCGCAGAACGCGCTAACCCCGCACTAGGGTTTGAAGTGCTGATATCCATAACGCGAGATTCCCCTAGGGCTTCCAGCGTCAAATTAATGGCGTCTAATTCACGGATAAACCACCCCCGGCACGAAACCGTGCTCTTCCAGTTTAGCCCGCAGGTACGCAGCTCTCGCATCTAGTGCAGTGTCAAAACTGCCAAGTGTGCGATTCTTACCGTAATTGCATATTTGGGCTATGAATTTATGACTCACTTTGGAGAAGTAGAAACCTTTGGCTCGCGTCAGATTACACAGGTTCTGTCGCATAGTAGCCGCTCGTAGGTTCTCGATGCGATTATCTTTGCGGTCACCGTTAATGTGGTCTACGGTATCCGGCCACTCCCCGTGCACTAAGAAGTATACCACCCTATGACTCATATACTTCTTACCGCGAATAACGATTTGATAATACCCAGTAGTCCCAGAGTGGGTACATCCAGCTACGTCCCCAGCCCGGTACGTGTTTCTGTAACCATCAATCTTCCAACGCAGCCCGCTAGGACTCATTGGGTCATACATCAGCAACTCTCTCATATTTGTTCCTCTGTTAAAGGCCCCTAGGACCCTTAAGACAGGGACAAAAAAAAGCCCCCGGCACCCGAAGGCACCAGGGGCGCATATTACTCTTTAGTTTCTGTACCAGCTGCTGCGTCGGCTACTGCATCAACAGCTTTGCGGGTACGCTTAGTAGCTTTACGGCCAGATTCTACCGAACCTACTTGAATGTGCTTCGCTACCTCAGAGGCGGCTTTTACCGCCTCACGTTGAGCAGCGTTGGCCTGTAGAGTCTCCAGACCGAACACGGCGATTACTGCCATTTAACCTCCAATTAGGACTTGGTGGTGAAGGTGAACTTGGTCACTGCCGCTGTATCCGGACGACGCAGGCCGATGTTGTACATCGCGTAGCAGTCCAGAACGTTGTTGAACTCGCGCTGATCATCCCAGATACGAGAAGTGAACGGTTTGGCTTCTACTGTCACCAGGGTCTTGGACTTGCTGAAAGTCACCATGCGGCACTTCGCATCATCCTCGGTGACGGTGTAAGCCGAACCCAGCGGATGTGTACCAGCTGCAGTTGGGAACTCAGTACACTCTACTACCGGCACGCCGTTCATCTTCACAACTCGGCGGTTCTTGTAACCGTCGTCGTTGGTTGCGCCGAACTCAAGGTTTAACAGCTTCGGATGCTCCAGCAGTCGGGAGTAGGTATCCACGTCCACCAGAGTAATCATATCCATAAGCGGAGTCTTACGCTTGATGAGTTCATCGATACCAGCCTTGTGAGCTAGGTTGATGTTCATGGCGTTGGCTTCCATCTCAGCCTGAGTCAGCTGCTTATCCGAAGTACTACCCGCTACGAGGATAGAGGCACCTACTTCGATACCATCGTTGAACGCAGGCTTCAGGTGCGCTGGTGCAACCCAGGAACGGCCCTTGATGAGCTGAATCAGGTGCGCCTGGTCGAAGGTCTCCGCGAATTCGGAACCGTTATTCTGACCCATCTCAGAGAGGAAGTCCGGACCAGTCCAGTCGTCCTGGTAGTCGATTGGGTTACGGATGTACAGCACCGTATCCACCACGATAATCATCTTATCGTTACGGACCGGAGTGCTATCCAGCGCTTCACCAGAACGACGACCCTTCACCGCAGAGGTATTCAGGCGGTCGATACGGTAGGTGTTAGAGCCGCTGATAGAGCGCTGGCTAGATAGGCCCAGGAACAGTGCCTGATACTGGAAGCGGGTGTCCACCTCATTCTGGTACACTTCCAGGTGAATATCGACGTCAGACGCCGCGCCGCCCCAGTGTGCCCGCGTGTCACCAGCTTTGTAAATGGTATCAGCCATATTTTAATTTCCTTTATTTAAGTACATGAATAGACGCATACTCGTGCATCTCAGATTTTGCTGCTAGATAGGCATCCCGTGCTGCTCGTTCGCAGTCGAAATACCCGAGGTGTTTGGTTTTCCCATTTAACTTGATAGACGCACACCATTTACCTTCACGCTTAGCCCAGAAGTATCCCCTCCACTTAGAGTTCTGCATGTTGCCAGATTTATCCACCAAACGCAGGTTCTCAATACGATTATCGCTACGGTCTAAGTTGATGTGGTCTACCATGAGCCCTTCCGGTATACTCCCATGATGCATAAACCACACCAAACGGTGGGCATACTCGCGTACTCGCCCAAGCTTCCCACGGTCCCAAGTAACTCGGCGATAACCCCAGTTGTTGATGTAGGTGTCCCCGTAATTCCCAGTAACCTTGCTAATCAGGCGACCATCGGACGTGTAAGTATAACGTGCTGCAAGTTCTTTCAAGAGGTTGACCTCCGTAGTTAAATGATATTAAAGACCTACGCGTTTACCAGCTTCACGGCGTGCGAGTAAATCGTGGTAACGTTGACTGAACTGCTGGGATTCCAAGCTTCGGTTCCCTGCCTCCTGACGCAGTTTAGCATACTCTACTTTGAAGTCCGCAGCGGACAAGGCATTGTTGCCAGGGACACCACGTACCAATGGGTTTGAGGTCTTGATAAGACCCATATCACGGCAGTAACCTGCCACTAACTCTGCTGCCTGTTTAAGCTCACCAGAATCAGCTAGGACTCGTGCAGCCTTACGCAGAGGCTCTGGGGCCTTGGAATTAAACAGCTGCGCTGCTACCTCCCAATTCTCCTTCCCACCTACGAGGTCATACGCTTCCTGTACAGCCTTAGCAGCTTGGCCCACCTGGTCTTCAAGATATGCCTTAGCTAGCAGCTCTGCATACGCAGCGTGCTCACCGAAGCGCTCTTTGATGAAGGCCGTATCGATTAGGTTAGGATCCTGATACTCCAAGGCCTTACCTAGTGCCCGCACCATGTCCGAGTCAGTTAACCCAGAGACTTGCTTCAACATAGCTACACCGGCATCAATTGTCGGGTTGCCTGTTTGAGCCAGCTCCTGGGGCTGCTCTTCGGTGCTATCGCCACCCTTATCATTAAGGGCCGCTTTTAGAGCTTCGATATCCAGAGGAATCTGTGCTGGAGCTACTGCCGGAACTACTGCAGGTGCAGGGGAATCTTTGCCCTGTTGCTGCTGCATAGAGATCTGCGCATCCTGCACACCCTGATTATTTGGGGCGTTAAGAGGAGCGCCCAGGCCCGGAATCTTAGGGCCGCCTTGGTTCTCTACCTGGGTAGTTGTTACGTTAGTTTGAGTGGTTTCTACGCCGTCCATTTATACCTCTGTTGTTAGCCCGGTAACAGGCCTAGTTGTTGTCCTGCTACAGTAGGATCCGCTGCCTGGAGATCTTGTACCTGCGACTGTGCTTGTGCTGCTGATGCCGCCGCTGCATTATCTTGAACCTGCTGCTTCTCTTGCAACTGCTCTTCTGTGAGCATGAACGGTCCGCTTACGATACCGTATGCATCCAAGTACCAATCTACGCATGCATCCTCATTAAAGCGAGGAGTAAGCTGTTTGAGCACAGGAATAGCCAGCTGCATAGCCTGGGTAGCTTCTAGCAGTTTATCTGCTGCTGCTGCTTTAGCTAGTGCTGCAGTACCTACCATCACGTTGATATCCACTACACCCTCGGTGAGGTACACCTTAAACTTAGGATATGCCACGATAGTATACAGGTACGCGAGCTTACGCAGCCAGGAGTCACTGAGGATGCTGAATCCACCACCCATAGCGTACTCTGCCTCTTTAGCATTCTGACGAATCTCATAAGCAGTCACACGTTCACCTTGTCGAGCATTACCAGTGTACATAAATGCACGAGCTAGTTTCTGCTCAAGCATCTGAATGTCACTAGCAATCCACTGGATCTTCTGAGCTGCACCACCTTCATAAGCTGTTACAGGAGATTTGGTGTTACCGTTACTACCGCCGCCACCAACCTGTACAGCCTCACCAGTTTCGGCTTGAGAGAACTCGTCCACGTCCAAGCCGGAACTAGCATCGACCATAGGGATAAGACGGGAAGCCTCAATCTCGTAGTTGGTCAACGCTTCGGTCAGTACAGACAGGCGCGCAAAGTCACCCGCATAATCTTCCACCAGACCGCGTCCGTAGTGCTCACCATTAACCAGGTTCCACACCAATACGTTATACGGAAGTTCCAGCTCAGGGTAGGTGCTGCTCTCGCCTAGGCGACGGCCATCAACTTCTTGATACACCTCATAACTTACTGCTTCTTCTCCATTTGGAAGGTGCTTAATCTTACGACAAGCGGTAGTGTAGATATCAATGTCGCTGTAGGGGTCCCGTCCGTTGTAGTGTGCTTTTTGAATGTCTTCTGGGAGGTCCTGGATGCTGGCGCGCTCTTTGATAATGAGTCGCAGCACGTTCCCGCTACCATCCCTTCGAACGGTAAAGTTACGGACCGAGTAGATAATGGATTTCCCGGTTCTTTCATCGATATACTCCAATGCGTTCCCGGTGATAAGCAGCAACTTCACAGCTTGAAGCTTAGCAGCATACCCATCCTTCTCGAACACCTTCTGAGAGGCAGTATTCTCTACCTCGGATAAACGGGATTCCGCAGTGCTAGAACTTCCCAGACTACTAATAAAGTTGTCAAGGGCTGCACTCTTAGAGAACCGAAAGAAGCTAGTACCTTGTGGGAATAATGCACCTACAATTTTAGTCGCTGCTGTGTTGACCAGCTGAGCACCTGTACTCTGATAGTCTCGACTAAGCTGCATACGCCGCCCATCAGTATAGAGCTCTCGGGTAAAGATTGTAGGTAGCGTCCACTCAGCAAACTTCTCTGACGCGTCCAGTACGCCAGCATCCTGGTCCCCCAGGAACAGTTCCGCTAATGTCTTTTTATAGTCCAAGCTTCCCCCTTACAGGCCCAGAGGATTGCTCTGCCCTGCTTTTCGCCGTTTCTTCTGCTCAGCCGTAATTGCATCTGCAGACTCAGAGGCAGCCCCTGCTGGGTCAACCTCAACAATGTTATCTACGGCGTTATTAGCCTCTAAGGCAGCCTGTTGTTTTGCTGCTTCAGCCTGCTGCTCCGCTAGACGCTGCTGTTTCTCTAATCCTTTGTTATCAGTAAGGCCAAGCATATCCGTGGCCTTACCTAACAGTTTACCTAATCCACCGCTCATGCTGACCTCACTAAATGGTAAGTTGTTTTGTAAGTATTATCCGATGTATTGCGACTAATGGCGATGCGCCCAGCTCGCATACACTTAGCGATTGCTTGCAGACCCTTCATAACTACAAGCATTGCCCCACTGTTTCCTGGTTTCAATACGAAGAAGTCTGTGTACAACACAGGCTCTACGTAATGGCAGTCCTCTACAGCTTTTGGGTAGTAACTGACAGCGCCGACCAAGTCGCCCTGGGAGTCATAGACTCCTAGTATATACTGTTTACCTATTATACTTTTTTGTACTCTCCAATAGTGTTGCTCTGTGGTAAGGCCCCGACTGATGCCGTGACCGAGTTCGTGCAGAGCTCCCACTGCTTTTCTGATATCATCGTGATTATGCAGAACTTTTAGTGAGTAAGTATTAGGTGTTTTACTAGTGTGTTTTAACTTCATTCCTACTCCTGTAACATTAAATTTTATGAGAAGAAGAACGGAGATTCTAGCACTTGTCGGATGTCCAAAGTACCGATTGCAGGCATCTCCAGGTCTGTGAGGTCTGCTCCTGCTTCGGCAGCTGCCCTGGTAATATCCCCCAGAAGATCGTGCTCCTCGTACAGCTTCACAAACTGTTCGCGTATATGTCGGTGCAGGGCATCAACGTCAGATGCGTGAGTCGCCATCGAATCGTGAATCGGGACAATATCCAGACCTTCTGCAGCACAGAGCACCATCATAAGGTGTGTGCTATCTAGGCTATGCACAAAGTTCGGGGCAATACCAGAGGCGGCCTTACGCTTATTACACGTCTTAAAGTCACGGTTGTGTACCAGCACGGCGGACAGGTTCATGCAGTCAATACGTACACGTACCTCCTCTCGCTGAGAGTACCGGTTCATCACCAGCCCACCTAGCGGAGTCTTCCACTGCAGATGCTGACTAGCAGGTACACGCCTAGCGAGGTTCTGCAGATACCCCATAGCTGCTGCTGCTGCCGGGTTAGCTTCCTCAATAGCGCTGCGCATTCTGGGGGCAAGGTAGCAGGATAAGTTCCAGAGACTGTGCGTGTCTGTTCCTTCGTACCCCTCTTCACAGGCCCCTGCAAAGATGTAGTCGCTGCAGCTGCGCACCGTGGCGCTGTAGAAGTAGGTCATGCTAGGACGCTTGGTCATGCTTCGAGTAATCTCGTTCTCTCTCCAGTACGTGCTCTGGATAACGAAATCCTCTTTGTCCAGGTCCAGTATCACCTTCTCGTCCGTACGGCGCTTCACGTCCATATACAGATCCGCTTTCTTGTCGTTACCTTCCCAGTACAGGTTCGTCAGGCGCCCGCCTACAGGGTCTCTCAGGAGCGCTGAGAGGTGCTGCCCACCTGAGTTCGTAGCGTCCATAGCAACCGGAGTTCTGGAGATGTGCTCTTCTGGGCACGGAGAATCCAAGGCAGCCACCAGGTCGAGCACTGCTGCCAAGAAACACCACGGTGAATCGGCCTGCTTAAAAGCGTCCGAATCAAATGGATTCTCTGCAACTGAGTGGATAACTGCCATATTTTTATCAACCCAATCTGCGCGGTCTTCGAATAGGGTTTTGTCATAACCAAAGCAAGTGGCGACGTGCACTTTAAGCCAGAACAACCCTCTTTCTCCAAGAGGTTTACCTCTACCGAATTCCAGCAGAGCCTTCTGCAAATCAGAACCCTGTGGGTGCAGAGAGGACTTGAAGTACAGCCGGTACCGCCAATCCACACAAGTCGGGAAGTACAGGGCTTTCTCATCTTTGAATTCCTCTGCCATCTCTAGCGTGGTCAATAGACTACGTAGTTGCGACACACGTTTACGGTCGGCGCTGTACCATAAGGACATACGCGTCTTCCACTCTCCGAAGCGGTCGAGTTCCTCCTCGGTGTAATTCTCTTTTGGTACACCATCTAAGTACCACTCAGGTTTCGGCTCCGGCACTGAGCGCGGCATACCTACACCAATACCTAAGGCCCGTGCTTCTTGTACCAGTTCCAGTATTCGCTTATTAATGCGATAAGGAGTTTCCTGCGCCTTATTAAGTGCCTTCTTGATACCGTCCGCAGACTTAAATGCTTCCGCTACTTCACGCAGTCTGGCGCGGTCAATGTGTGAGTTGTGGTACGTCCCACGGTTATCGATTGGGGTGAGGTATCCACCATCCCACAGTGTAGTATGTTGCACCGGCGGTACCAGCATCGGAGGCTTCATAGTTACAGTGTCAGCAGATTCCACTAACTGCTGAAATGCTTCCATAACATTATCTGCGGGATAGAGCATACTCAAGTTCCCGCTACCAGTCTTCCACTGGAACAGCCCTGTCTCAAACACTGCGGAACACAACAGACGTCCCACAGAAATATTCTGAGCGTTGGTCCAAGGCTCATGCCCATAGTGCACATTCTCGGCACTGGCGCGGAGCGTACGCAGAATGTGCGTAGGCGACTTAGTACGGCGCTCAGTGAGGTATTCATATACCCGGTCCATATACGCTGGGGCAACATTACGTAGTTGTAGGGCCAGCAGCTCTGACTGTACATTCCTACCCAGAGCGGACATCACTGCCTGAGCTGTCTGACGGCGACTGGCGGACTCACCAGGGGCAACACTGAACGCCTCAAACATTGTGCACAGGCTCAGAGTAGTTAGGACATCCAAGGGGACTAAGCGTAGGAATCGGCGGTACTTTCCACCGATGCCCGGGGCTTTGGTGTTTCGCATTTCATCAATAGCTGTAGAGGCCACGTCATACGCAGAGGTGAGCATGCGCTGAGTCATTGGCAGGTTCATAATCCCGCCATTCTGCAGAGCGTCAGTAATTAACTTACGAGCACGCTCAATACCTCGAATTTTATAGGTCTCTTCAAGCTCCAACTGGCGTTCTACCAGTGCTTCCTCTGGTACTACAACCGTATTCAGGGCGCTAATCATAGGCGCTTAGTCTCCTTGGTTATGTACAATGTTTCTAACTACTGGTTTCGACTTACCCAGAGATTATACATCGCCAGGTAATCATTAGCGGAGCTTTCATCACCCCGCTCTATTGCTGCTTGCCACATCCGGTGGCACCATTCACTTGGCGTCAACGCACTCCCCCTTGTGCTGTTCATACAGTTCTAAATACTTATCAGACTTAGCGATGTCCTGCTCCAGCTTATCCTTGTTCCCGGCGCGCAGTCTGTATTTTAATCTGTTTCCCAAACAGTAACCGTAGAACTGCTCCTGAGTCATGCTGCGCGCAATCACCTCGATCGCCTCCAGGTCCGGGAAGAACTGGTAGTGCTTGGGGGAGTTCACTGCGTCAGTGGTTATAGGTGCAGTAGGTTCCTGTGTAGTTGTTGGTATAAGTCTTTGCATCCTAACAGCTAAAGAGTCGCTGTGAGGGTATCTGATATCCCCAGCGCAGGCCTTACAATAACCTGCGCAATGACCTAGAATAACGTCCGTCATTTAATAGTCTCCCGTGCTTTGCGTCGTGCCCTGGCCTTGCGGGCCTTGAGTCTCTGTGACTGTGCCTGTTCTTCCGGCGTCTTATATGTATAATATAGCATATCCGTTGGTTCCCGGTCTAGGTAGTCGGCAACCCTACGAAGAGATTCAGCAATAGCCCCAGAAGATTGCATGCTACCAACAATCCAGCGCCCAGCGGCAGATGCCACTTTGCCTTCTCCGCCATTGCATGAGCGATGAAGAGCACCCCGAATACGCCCAGTAATATGATCATGGTCAACGACAACAGAATCACCAGTCACCCCCTTGATTGTAAAGTCCAAAGGTTTACCACAAAGGAGGCATATGCCGCCCTGGTCTTTGGCAAGTTTAATAGCCACAGAGCGAATCTGTGCCCGTGTAATCTTTCTCAAGGCCACAGTTCAATCTCCCCAACTACATCCAGCATAGCATTGTCGTGAATGAGAGAATCCAAATGCTCAACAGTTCTTCGATGTGTTTTGGGTGCTCGTTCACGCAACGCGTCCAGAATAATTTCCAGTTCATCATGTTTCCCCTCGTAGTATAACTCAATCGCCCGCAGGCTCATTTCCTTCGCAGACATCTTCGCCATTGTCTGGGTGCTCCTGTATCCACTGTATGTGCTGTTTATGGTACTCGTGCAGCGACTGCACCCAGTCACGTAGACTGGGAGTAGTCAACAGTGACATCAGATACTGATAGGCAGAATCTGATTGGGAGCGTCGCAGGAACAGGCACTCAGCCTCTGCGAGTACATCTTGATTGTTTCGAGCATAAGCCGCTACAACGAACTCTGCGGCGTCTTGCTCTGAGGTAATAGGGTAGATAGCATCAAAGGCTGTTCGCTTGCCACAGAGCTTCCCATCAAGCAAGGTAATACCTTTGACGTTATCAGCATCATCCCCAGCCAGCATCTGCCACCAGAAGAACTTTAACCCGTGTGCTCGTACCGGCATAGCCTGGGTGTCATCCCACTCAATCCAGCCGAAGGGATCCTTCAGTGCAGGCCACACTGTACCGGTTGGAATATCAAATCTAGCCATGGGGCTGAGCCAGGAATCTTTATCCTGCGACATCAGAATGCCGCGTTCTCCGAAAGCATACGAATCCATTACGAACAGGTCATCCGCCTCGAAGAAGTCACTACTAACTACCTGAATACCTTGCTCAGAATACTGGTCTGGATTCTCAATTAAGCGCCGCTTCAATGGCGCCTTTAGAGGTAGCTCCTGCCGATTAATGCGCTGCCCCTGGTAGGGCTTAGCCGTAGGAAGGTGCCATCGCAAGCACTTGGCGCATCCCGTAGGTGTTAGATACGCCACTGCTTCTGAGCAACCAACCAGGAACATATCCTCAAGCACTAGTTGATAGAAGCGGCGTATTGCGGTATCCAGACGTTTCACTGTAGCAGCGGCTTTGTACACGCAAAAGTCCGCATCATACAGCAGAATCTTCCCAGAGTTCTGCGGAGCTAACTGCTCTGGGAGCTGGGATAAGTCAACCCCGTTGATAATCATCAGACCCCCGTAACCTTCTTGACTAGCTTACGCGCCCAGGATTCCCAGGCGATAAGTGCTTTACTGTTTTCTATCTTCTCAAATACCCAGCACAGGAAGGCTATTGGTACTAGAGGGGCTACTAACAGGAAGTAAAAGGCTTTCGCAAAGAAGTTACGCATCACTACCCTCCAGCTCAGACAGCACCAGCACGGTGCCGAGCATGTCTCCAATTACTTCCGGAGTACGCAGGCTCTGGTCTACGTCATAGATACAGGAACCAATCTCCGCCAACCCGATGCTGAGCGTGCCCACCACACGGATAACCGCTAGATCGTCCCCCTTCAACTTGTCAGCATGTGCCGCCAGGTCGTTGTGCTCCTTGAAGGCGGTAGCGGCCAGTTCCAGATCCATACCATATAGGGCCGCCAGTTCGTCTAAGGCATCATAGATATTGTCCAGACTAATGTCGTGTATACCACACGCCGCTGCATCATATACTGCAGCACCAACCGTAATAGCCAGGTTCTTATATGCTTCTAATACTTTATCCATTATTTAACCTCCAGAAAGTTAGCTACCTCAGAGCCCTTCGCACGCAGTGCATCAGCCTTGGAGGAGTGATCACGCGCAGCGTTAGCCAAATCCAACGATTCTTGCGCAGCAGCCTCAGCAGCAGCAGCCAATTCAATAGTGCGGTCAGCTGCCAAGCAGGAACCTGCTGTGCATTTAGCAGCGGCAGCATCTTCTTTTCGGGCTTCTCGCTCGTAGGCATAACTCAAAAGGCGTACTAGTGCTTGGATGATATTCATATGCGCTCTCCAAGGCCCCTGGGCGGGGCCGTATTAGTTAGTAATAGGCTTGCTTAGGCTTGCGGTGCAGCGGGAGCCACAGGAGCCACAGGAGCCGCTGGTGCTACTGGAGCACTCGGTGCCGCTGGTGCAGTGGGCGCAGCCGGGGTGGCTGGAGCTGCAGGAGCAGTAGGCGCAGCAGGTGCCTGCATAGATTGAGGACTAGGGACCGAACCGGCATTCAGCATAATATCCAACGCACTGCCTGGGAAGTCAACTGCTTTGTACATGTCCTCCTGAATCCAGTTTTTACTCTTACCATCGTCCTTGGTACCTTCGATATATAAGCTATCCCAGGTTTCTTTGGTCGGATTGTTCCACAAGAACAGCTTAATCTCGGAAGCATCCAGCTCAGGCATTTTAATCGGCTCACCGGTATTCGGGTCGAATTTCGGAATCGGACGGATTGCCGCGAGGTCTACAATGTTGGACTTCTTGCCAGCGGCGCTGGTGTGCTCGTCCACCGGGAACACAAACGCCTGTCCCAGTCGCTGCGCAGCGTGCTTAATGCTGCCATCATAGTTGAGTTTGTCGAAGAATTTCTTGAAGCCAGCGCGCTCAAAGTTGCTGATAGTCATCGGATACGGACGGATACGCTTCACCTCACCGTTCGGGCCATACACCACAATCCCGATACGCACATTCGCTGCGGCGGGCTTACCCGTAGGCTTACCGCCCTTAGTCGGGAGGCGCTTACCGATTTCCACGTACTCAGTGAAGTAACCATAGTACTCACCCTTCGGCAGCAGAACGTCTTCGTATGCCCCACCCTGGGCGGTCTCCGTCATATCAACGTCTTGGGTTTCAATCGCAGCAGCAACCAGGGAGTTCAGAGTGTCCAGTGCATTCATAGTCATATAATTACGTCCTCGTTTAGTTTAAATAAAATTTATGTGCAGATGCAGGGCTTAACGGTTACGTCCAACCCACCTGCCGGAATCATCGAGCAGCATCGGAATTAGCTGCGGACAACCCTCTGTGATTACCAGTACACCTAGGATCGGCTTCTTACGAGTCAGCCGACCATAAGCAAAGGCCATGCTCTTGCGGTCAATCAGACACCCGGCGTATGCGCCAAAGTAAAGAGCGGTGCTTGATGCTGCATACTGAACTTCGAAGCGCCCATGCTCATGACCGAGAACGAGGCTCGTGCGTTCGTGGGAAGCGTTGATCATGAAGTCACCACTAACCTGGTGCTGGAAACGTACAGGGCCGAGAGGGGTATTAAGCACCCAGGCATCTGCCCACGACCACGCTGGCGCACCATGTTCCGGGAACAGAATGTCTCGATACTTCTTAATGAACTGTACTGGTAAACCGTGAGCCTTAGCTCGGCGATACACCAGACTGCCGTGATTCGAGTCACACACAAGCAGGTTCGGGAATAATTCATGGAGGTTCTCCAGTACAACCTTAGCCTTCTCCAGCTCCACACCTGCGCTGTCCAGGTTAGGGTCACTGTCGTGGAAACTAATTGCGTGCCCATCCGTCTCGTCGCCCACCTGCACTACCATGTCCGGACAGTACTCGTCCCGCACGCTTCGCAAGAAGTCCATAGCATCTACGTGAGTATAAGGAGCATGCAAATCACCCACAACAAGAATACGGTGACAGGTACTAGGAACGCTAGTACTTCCAATGTCGTCTGTGGGGCTCGGCTGAATAAGCTTACGAGCCTCCTGTAAACCCCGGTTAGCATTTGCTTTATTCCCCTTGTTGTCCATGAAAATGCTGCGCCAGTAGCGCACCAGCTGGCGGGACACTGGGTATTTCCCATTCGTCATAGCTGTGTATTCTGCAGCTGCCGCCGTGTTGTCTTTATAATAACTTAGCACTTCCTCGTGCTGATCTTTGCTGAACAGGTTAATCAAACTAATTTTAGCCAAGGTTTGCCTCTCTTATGTTGTTCCTACTCGTATCACATTAACCCTCTGTGAATCACAGAATCAAGCCAGAGTCAACAAATAACTTTATTTAATTATTTAGTTGACTCCCAGCCCATTTATATGCTACCCTAACCCCCTACACCACCCGAGGGTCCACCTATCATCACTCCGCTATAAGTTTATACTCTCCAGCGAAGAAGGTAATACCATCCCCAGGCTTCTCTGAGTTGTTGTCTGGATTCATTAACTCCACCTCCCAAAGTTCAGGGTCATAAGATATCACACGATGCTGTGTGCCCGGTGCAAAGTAATCACGATGTCTAGGCTCTAAGGGTTCCGGCCCAAGTCCTAGTATCTCCACAATACTTCCTGGTTTAATAGTCATTCTACTTTCTCCTTACTGTACATACTCATACCCATTTCAGCTTCCGCTGGGAACGGGACTTCGCCAATGATGCCGTAGTTAGGCCAGAGCTGGTGGATACGCTTAGGTGCATCCTCCATACACTGCTTAACCAACAAGCTCGCCTCTCTGCCTACTTCCGGATTAGCACTATCCAGATACAATGCATCGTGTACGTTCGTAATCAAACATACCTGATTATTGAACCAATCACGTGCCAGCATTGCACGCAGAACCATACCAGCTGCTACCGCCATCAGGAAGAATGCCTCACCCTGACACCAGTAGTTAGCCATCTCAGTTTCTTTGTAGTCCATCACCTTTTGTTTGCGCTGGCCAGGGACTACTTCCTTCCACTGCTCCTTCTGGCGGAAGCTGTACCGTGCACCAGCTGGGCTGGTCCAGGTACCAATGCGGTAGATGCGGTAGCTGCCATCATCCGCTTGCTCCCGGTACATACGTCCTGCTGCTCCAGTGCGTTCTACTTCTTCCTTGATAACAGCGCGGAATCCTATAGTGTCTGGGAACAGTTTCGCCTCGTTATCCAGAAACGACTGCGCATACTCCACTGTACAGCCTGTAGCAAACGCAATCCCTTTAGCCGTAGCCCCGTACTGTGCAGCAAAGCTCGGAGGCTTAATGTCCGTACGCTGCTGCTTCCAGTATTTGTAGTCCGGCCCATCGGCGTTATGACACAGGTCATACATCTCCTCGTAGGTTTTATTCTCCTTGAACGCTAGGCGGTAACAGTGCATATCCGTGCCGTTCTGCAGCAAACTCAACAGCTTCCTGTCTCCGGTGTGAACACAAGACATAACCACTTCCAGGGCAGAGTAGTCAACCTCAGTGATACGACCGGATTCCCCGAAACGGGAAGTGAACATCTGTTTTACTTTACTAGTTCCATCTCGTGGGAGATTCTGGAGGTTCGGGTTAGAGCCTGACAATCGCCCGGTGACAGTGGCACAGGTGTTAAGACGGTGGTGGATAATACCTGAACCATCGAGGTTCTGAGGTATGACATATTGAAGCATGCCCGAGGTCTTTTTAACTGACCCATCTTCGTTGTACTCAGTCCGTAGGTAGTAGGTCCCTGTGTCCTTCTCCAGAGCACCTAGCTCGTTCACCAATCGACAGAACTCAAACCCGTGACGTGCTAGGGCTTCCATTGCATCTGTGCTGGTGCTGTAGACTGGTGTCCCATCCTGCAGGCACCGGGCTTGCCTGAACTCTCCACGCTCAGCATACTTCTCTCGGAGCACCTCTGGGAGTTCTTGGATGTTAACCAGGCCCGGACAGAAGTAAAGGTCGTCCTCCCATTTGAGCTTCTCCTCGTCAGTGTCCACTCGGAACACTTTTGGTAGGCCTTTGTTCTTACCAGAGGCGTACCTGGTTACGTCCCATTCTGCACTCGTTGGAAGACCGTCAGAGACTGGTAGATACATCTTACCTTGGGATTTTGATATCCATTCATATGCATCCACCTTCATATACTGCGGAGGGTTGTATGGCACCTTCTTGCGGTACTTGATAGGGCCGCCATACACCAGTGCAGACATGTGGAAGTCAGAACCGAAGTTGAACTCTAGAGTATCTGGAAGGTCCTTCGGTATGTACTGCTGCAGCTCCTGTTTAATCTCCAGGATACGCTGCTCCTGCTCCTCTTGGTTCTTGCGTGCAATCGGCATGTTCACAAACAGGCCAAACCATTCGCAGTACGCCCATGCTAGTAACGCATCCATACGCTCCCACACGTACTGCATCTGATTACGCTGGGCGAACGTAGCGCACTGGCCGTAGAAACACAGGGCCGTGTTCGGGATGTCCCCGTTGACCAGATAGTCGTGCAGCAGCATCGGGTCAATCTGGGAGGTTAATACACCTTGCTCCCAGAGAATCTTAACCCCATCTACTTTGTGCGTACCACCATACTTAGGAGCCGTCTCGTCCAGTGACGGATACATGCTCTGAAAGTCCGAGGCGATGTATTCTCCGTGCATCGTGCAGAACACCCTGCCGCCGCGCTTGAGGAAGGTTTCGAATTCCTTACGCGCGAAACTGAGGAACCAGCTAATCTCGTAAGCCGCGTTGTGGGCCACAATCAGCCAGCAGTCGTCCGGGATAGGGCACCAAGCAGCAGCGCCAGCTCTAACAAATTCTTCACGTCCGGCAAATCGCACGCTAGAAACAGCTCCAACGTCGACTGAGCCGTCTTGATTTGTTCTGTCGACGCGCCACGCTGACTCCACAACGTAGTTGTCAGGACAGTATGGGCTTGCTTTAGAGCCATAATATTCATGATTCTGAGTCTCCAAATCTATGTGCATTATGCTGGTAGTCATAAAACCTTAACCTTATTCGCCTTGTATATTGCCAACGCAAACCCTCTAGGGGTTAAGCTGCGTATAGTTTTAGTCCTCACACCCTTTCCGCCTAACTTACTGTGTTGTGAACTATATCCTGGAGGGCAATGCACCGGCAGCTTGTGCGGCATAATAAAACCTCCCCCAGTCCACAGGCACGTCAGTTTCGGGTAAGCATCCCGAGCTGCGATGTAATCAGGAAAGAACGGGTGGGAATCATCGAGTGGTAGGTAGCCACCGTATTCCCAAGGGTGGAATCTATGATTAGGAGCACGCCACATCGTAGCCAGTACACTCACAGGATTTTCAATCATGTAAGGGACCCCGAACTTCTTAGCCACTTTATAAGCTACCTTAGCAGTACGTACAGCGGCATTCTGAAAGTCTGGATTAATTTCCCGTTTCCGCGCAAAGTGGGCTGCTCCAGACACAGCTAGGTCGGTGCATGGTGGGAACGCCATTATGAAACTAGGTGTACCGTACGGTTCACAACTATGTAAGAATGTGTCGTCTATAAATAGATTCACGTAGTGTATTTTGTCGTGTATGACTTTACACCCTAAATTACTGTATGGTCCATGGTCTGCGTCGTCCCAATTAAAACAAAATACATCGTAACCCGCTTCGGCCCAAGGCTGTGCTGCTAGACCGCTACCGTCAAAGAGTGACCATACAACTTTATTCATTTCCACTTAACCCTCCGAGCCTTGTCGATAGCTAGATGCACAATCAGCTGGCTAAATTCCAGCGCGAACCGTTTACGGAAAGTACCTGCAGATGCAGCGTACGCCTTGATTACCTCGTCGTCGAGGTAGTTTATGTCGGATGTTTTAAGCATAACCTCCTCCTGTGTACCTACATAGCGCCCTCTAGGAAGGCGCTAGGGAAGTCACTTGTTAATCTGCCCTTCGTTAAAGCGGCACCTACCCGGGTCGAATGCTACCTCAAATTGCAGTAACGATTCCTTACCAGACAGTGCCATCTTGTTCTTGGGTGTACTGATACCACGGATGTTTTGCATGTGCGGCTGCTCGTTCCTGTCCAAGCACCCCATCATAATTGCCAAATCCAAAGCACCTTGTACACCAATCTTACTCTGCTTCATCGCCGTGAGCGGTGGGAACAGCAGGTTATAACCTTCAAGTGAAAGCTGCATAGTCCCGATAACGGCACAATCATTCTCACACCCCAGGATACGTAGCTCCTGCCACTTCGCCTCTAGATTCTGGTGCTCACTCTCCATAGTACCGCCACGGATGTTAGCCACCATATCTATGATGATCACTGCCGGGCGCATCTCCTCCATGAGCGTGGATATTTGCGCCATCGTCAATGAGTGTGCCGCCTTAATACGAATACGGTCGGCCCTGCCTACTTTCTCCAGATAGGCTGGCACAAACTCTTGCCTACTGTGCCTGTCCTTAATCTCAGCCAGAGTCCAATGCAGCGCCGCTTGATATACCCTCGGCACCGTACGCGTCGCCGGGCCCTCATTAACCAACCACAGAATCGGACGGTCCCCATATACTTCAGGTTGCTGCTGCATCTGTTTAGCAAAGTCCACAGCAATAGCAGCGAGTAGGCTAGTTTTACCAGAATCAACAGGGGCAGCAACGGCGATGCAATCACCTCCGCGAAGCCCACGAATGCTATTAGACAGTTGCTCAAACACACCCAGCTTAAGACCGCCACTTTCATCAGTCGCGGCAAGTATCTCATCAACACTTCCGCTCTCCCATTCCAGTAGCGAATCATGAACAGCAGCACCATCACCGTACTTGCGCTGGAGGTGCTTCATCTCCAGCAGGTAATCAACCTCCTCACCGTCTTGGTAGCGCTGTGTAAGCGCAGCAACCTCTCCGCTGTAGGCCAGCTCGTTCAGGGTCTGGACAATCCCCACCACAGAATCCTGCGGCACGGCTTGTACTCCCCGCATAAGCTCGTCCATAATCACCCGCTCTTCCCGGGATAAGTGTCCGGCCCGGAGGTTGAGCATGCTCTGCATCGCGTCCCACTGCACCTCCTGGTGCTCCGGGTACGTGTTCCAGTACAGTCCCACCCAGTCCAGTAGGTTCGAGGTGTCCGGCGCTAGCATAGACTTGGGTATCTGCTCTCGCAGTCGGTTCCAGACCTTCTGTGTGCACATTGCACGCACAACTATTAAGTCCAAGTTAATGCCTCCAGTATCTCTTTGATTTCTGCGTCCTTCGGGTCCGCAGCGAAGTAGTGTTCTCGGCACTGCATGAACGGGCGCAGTGCTTTGCGTGCTGCCGCTACTCCAGCGTGTCCTGCTGGGTCATTGTCCAGCATCAGAATCACTTCCGGGCGATTCTGAATCAGCCAGGCCCTTAGCTGCGTGGGCAAGCGTGTACCCAGCATAGCTATAGCCTGCACGTTCAACGCACTGTAGCTCGTAACTGCGTGCTGTATCTTCCGGGCTGAGAGTAAGTCCTCGGTGAGCACGACCTTTAGAGGTGCGGCCGCAGCTACAGCCGGTGCTACGGCAGGTGCCGCGACAGCGAAAGCTATTGGCTGGCCGTACATTACCCACTTCGGTTGCTGTCGGGCATGCACAGCACGGCCCAGTACAGCACCCCCTACACAGAACAGTATTCGCTGTTTCTCGTTGCTCCATTCTGCATCCCCCACCATTTCAGGCATGATTCCTTTTGTAGCAAGGAATCCGTAAATAAAATTCTGCGTTTCCGCAGGCGCTTGGCTAATGCAAATTGCATCTGCAGGTGCAGAGGGCTGCACCCTCGGCTCTTCCTGTAACTGTATGCGCTGGTACTGCTTGCGCTCGTTAACCGTCTTGTGACACCTAAAGCAATACATACTCCAGGCGTCGGGTTTATTGTAGATTACTGCTGCGGGTGTCTTTCCGCAGCATCTGAATCTACTAGATTGCCCTATAGCTAGGCGCTTGCAAGCTCTAAGCCACGGCTCGTCCATTATTTCTGCTCGCGTTTTATCTTCATAGCCATGCGCCGCAGGTCGTGTGCTAGTTGCAGAGCTGCGTCTGCATCTAATCGTGTCCATTTACTGCCATCAATAGACAGGCTTATAGACTCCGACGTATATGGTGACTTCCGCGCAGTTAACCCTGACGTACCACCAACTGCTGGTATTCCTGTTAGTAGCGTGTACATATCCGGATAGTAGACACTGTCCGGAACTGGCGGAAGCTCGTCGTCCGGCTCTTGGTACAGCTCAAAGTATTCAGAGCACCAGGGGACGGGGTCCCCGTAATGATATATACCGTCAAGCTGCAGCCAGTACCCCTCAGCGCTGGTGTGCGTTATAGTGTAATACTCTCTAACGCCTAGAGCAGATTGAAACAGTTCTATAAACCAGGCACCTGCTGTGCCTACTACTACTTTATCACCAACTTTAAACTTATGCATAATCAACCCTCCACAATATTATCGTATCCGCCCCAGTCTTCTACAACTCGGGTGCCTAGTTCAATCAGTTCCTCTTTGAAGCCATAATCAGAATACACCATGATGTATTCCGCCGCCCTTGCTGGGTTATCCAATACCCAACTAATTAGTTGCTGCTTAGAAAGCTGTGACACCTCCTTGAATGCTGCCAGTAAATGCGGGTCTTCCGCATAGGGAACATCTAGTGACATATCAAAAGGATACGCAGGGGCAGATAACCACGCATCTGGTTCCACTACCTTCGGATCCCGCTCAATCGGTAGGTGCTTGAACGTACCCGGACTGAGTACGTGCTCCAGTACGCTGCCAAGAATGCTAAGGTCCAGCACCTCATCCGGAGTATGTTCGTGCATGTACCCTACGCCTACGTTAGTGCACTCTGGGATAATACTTACGAACTCGGCAGAGTCAGTGTACACTCCTTTCTGTAAGTGCGCTTCCGTGCGCCCTAGCCGGGCCGCGAGTTCTTTTGCGAACGTATCAGAGCAGCAACGCTGGTATCGTTGATGTGTGATGATACCATCACCTCGGCGGTCAAAGCTAATCATTGCCTTGACCCCAGTCCAGAAGCCAGTATCGTCCTTGGCTGATGCACTGCTACCCTCACAGCCTACCTCTTCATCCACGAAGAAACAGTAACGTCCGTGTACTCCCCGCTTAATCATCTCCAGCATCAAGTAGATACCAGCACCACAGTCTGCACCTAGACAATCCGCTGCTTGTGGGTTGCGCAGGAACATGACGCCCTTATTAGTAATTGCAATGTCTGGCGCGGCACTGCCTGGCCGGGCCACTGTGTCGAGGTGTGATGTAAATGCTACATCACTCTGTTCAGAGTCACCAATAAGCACAAAGTAGTTACCATGAGCGTCCCTAACGTAGTGCTCTGCACCAGCAAGAGCGCTACTAAGTAGCGGCTCAAACCACTTGGTACTACCCCAGCTAGGTCGGTGCGTTGTTAGTATCTTTGTCAGTAGTTTAAGGTCAACGCCATACATTAAGCTGCCTCCTGTTCTGCTTTAGTTTCTTTATCTTCTATGGCTCCTTCAGCCTCATCATTGCCGAGGTAAGGCTCATCCAGCACCGACGCAGCATACTCTGTGAGGATTATACCGTGCACTGGGTGGATTTCTGTGTGGATGCTCAGAACATCATACCCTTGCGCGTACTGCATCGGCTCTTCATCATGCACTGTACCCTCTACAGCACAATCTGCTACATCCTGGTCAAGTACCCAAGAGTCGTGGTAGTCAGACCATGAGCAATCCCATGATGGGTACACTACGCTGCGGCCCACTACCTGTACGTAAGTATCACCGATGCAGTGCTGGCATACATAACCACCGTCACAAGCTACGTACACGTCATCCTCGTCGAAACGTTCCCCACACTCGGTGCAAGCGCAGCGATCGTCATCAATCCAAATGTACCCGTCAGCGTCCTGTGCTTCATAGTCGTAGCAGTCGCAGATAATGAACGCGTTATCCCCCTCTTCATCCACCCCGTCTTGGTTCCCATCCAAGTACGGCATAAGCACGGCACCCTCATTCTCTGGGTGCGGAATGCGTGCCAGTAGTGCGCCATCTAAGCAGTCTGTATCGCGCTCATACCCATTAGCACGTAGAATGGCGTCCGCAGCATCTCCGTATGCACGGACGTATTCGTTGGTTTCGATGTTAACGATAGCGCGGGCGTGCACTTTAAAGTCATCGCCAAAAAGTTCACCAGTATACTGGATGAACAAGCGCAGCCCATTATCCGGCAAGCCGTGACTAGTCGTGGCATATACACGCACCGGGCTAGCCTCGAAGTTGTATCCAGTCATACAGCTACTAGGGCCGTTCTCATATGCGTTGTACCACTCCCGTTCAGTCTTACAAAGATATGTAGTAGGCTCCACGTTCATAGCTTTGAAGTCTTCAATACATTCCCGGAAGTCTATACCGCTACCGTAGTAGTTCGCGAGCCATTTACCCACGCGCATCTCCACGCAGCGATACTCAGTAACGGCGGCGTAGTCTTTGTGTAGTCGTGGCTGCCCCAGCATTACTACAGGCTCACCGTTGCGGAAGCCGAAACCTAGTGGGATTGCAAATCTAGATACTACAAATCCGTGCAACTGCATAAGCAAGGTTGCTGCCCAGTAATCTCCATCACGCTCACTGTACTCGCCGCAAGTGTATTTGGCCCGAAGGGAGTACGTAGGTGCTAGCATAATCTCTTCGAACAACTCGATAGCCTGTTTGTGCACCTTGTATCCAGTAAAGTATTGGACCGCTTCTACTACACGTTCTGTAACTACGTTAGGGCCATCATAGAAGGTTCTGCTAGATAAACCGAATGCTTGGTCGCAGGTACCTGCACAGTAAAAGAGGTTATGCAGGATAGTGTCATTAACATCAACCGTGCCCAGCGGCCCAACATACCCACTCAAATCCTCTCCTGCAGCTGTAAAGTTGCCGAGTGCTACAATATACCCCGGCAGCACCCTTGACAACATATAAAAGCCATTCAAAAGCGCACGGGTTTTGTTACTTTGCACGCGCGCACGGCCTTGGGTTGCTAGGCAGGGAAGTTGGCACCAGTAATCCCCGGAAGAGTACATCTGTTCCTTCAGTGGAAGAGCCTTGGCCCCTTCTGGAAATTTGATGGTCCAACCCTCGTAGGCAGGTACTTTTACGTCTACGGTTACTTTGTTAGTCTCTTGCATTTTATTTGTCTCCGGTGTTACTAGTATCTCATCATACGTTAAAAGTTCAGCGTGCATACCACGCAGAGAGTTGTCGCTGCTTATAGTAGGAGCGCAATGTAGCTCTAAATTGCGTATAAGCTCCCCTATATCCATACTGCCGTAGCGCTGCAACCACGTCGATTGAGAGAGCACGTTGCAGTTTTTGCGCAGCTGCTTCTGTATACTCTCGATAGGTTTTGAGCACAGTGCCAACACCCTCTCTTCTAACGCGGAGTAGTCTACGTTCAACCGGTACAATTCCTTTGAGTTCATTAGGGACCTCTTTGAATGTTTCCCACGGGCAGCCGCACTTGCCTTGTGTTTCCAGCAGCCTCCAGCACAGTAGCGCTGTTTCGTCTACTGTAAGCATACTCAATCCTTGAATACTACATTGCGAGCCACGAGTGTGCTATTGTCGCTGGATACTATACCGCCAACTGTGTGGCTTGACTGCAACCACCGCTGCAGAGGATTGCTATAGTGTTCAGCGTGCTCGTGCAGCGTACCATACAGCGGCACCCGGTACAGTAACCCGTTCGGGCGCTTATACAAGTCATACTCAACTAATTCATTCATATTACACCTCGCACATTAAAACGGTGACAGTAACCGCGCAGGGTCATACCCAGGCGCTTCGCTTGTTTCTCGTAGTGCTGGCACAGTGCTGCCTTCGCGCTGTACTCCCGCGCCAGCCCGTCGATTGTTGGTTGCTGCCTACGCATCAGCAGCGTTTCAGGATTCTTCCCGTACCTACTAGCCATAAAGTTGCCTCCAGTCGGTGATGATACCTAGATTCACGGCGTCCAGCAGAGTGCGCGCCGCCATTTCGGTATAAGTATCAACGAGGTCTAAAGGGAATTCCTGATCAGTATCTTGGTCAGAGAATATCATCACAGTGTAATTATATTCTGGGTGCACTTGGTTGCACCACACGGGCCAGAGTGCGTGCCCCGGATAGATTAGCTTTGCTTTCATTTGAAACCTCACTTATTAGTGACATTCACATAGCGCCCACTGGGACGCTATAGACTTGACACTATACGTACTCCCCTAAACCTTTGTAGCACCACTTGTTATGGCGGCCCCGGGTTGGCACGTCAAAGGCGTCGGGATCGTTAGCTGCCGGAATCAGTACCCACCACTTGATAGCCGGATCCTTATAAGTCCTGTAAATCATGCTGCTACCTTCAAAGTTGCATCCAGTACGGCGCGTACATCCACGCCCTGACTGATAAGCATGCTCACCAGATCAGAATCGCTTACACCGGTCTCTTTTGCCTTCTTAATGGCGTTTTTAACGCGTCCCAGAGCTTGCAGACGCACTGCATCGGCATCGAGGGCATCATTCTTCACCTTGTCCGCTTCAGCGTTGTACAGAGCCATACAAGCGCTATAGAAGCTGGCAATAATCTCTTCGCGGCCTTGTTTGTCAGCTTGTTTATAATCCAGACGCACAGCGTCCAGCTCAATGCCCAGCTTCTCAGCAGACGCATAGCACTTTTTAGCGTGGAACTCGTACTTGCCGGATTCCTTGTTGAACTTGATGGGCAGCAGTGTACGCAGCACCATATCGAAGTCAGCGGCATCGCTGCGCTGCATATCCGTCGCCCATGAAACGTTACTACTAATCAGGCCGTGGAACAGTGCGCTGATAGTAATATTACGCTTTGCTTCCACTACATCGCCCAGTGCTTTACGGATATTGCCAACAGCGGTTAATTTGAATGCTTTCTTGGTTGTATTAGTTACTGAATTAGTCATGTTACACCTCATTTATCGGTTGTTTACTTAGCGAATTACTTCACATAGCACCCCACAGGATGCTATAGGCTGTAATTAGCGTCCAAACTGCCCCGCAGTGTACCAACCTTGCGGCACCTTGCTACTGCCCTTTATTTTGGTCTTGCCGCGTACGTTTTTACTGAATGTAGCAGATACTTTCATCCGCATATACCCAGCACGATTCAGCGCGTCCCGGCGTTTTCTCAATTCCGGACCAGATAACTTCTCAAGTCCGGCAAATTGTTGGGCTAACTTCTCACGATATTTCATTGTACACCTCATCAAAGTTAATGGTTAACGCCCTAACAGAATCCAGAAGGACGTTAATTCTTAACCTTGTTACCCACTGCACTACCGTGGAACCTGCGGTTCAGGTCTCGGCGCTATTCTTTTAAGGGGCAGCGCCTCAGCGCCCCAGCCGTTTGTCATCTCAGCCCTTGATGTTACTTCTGAACTGCACTGATTGTCTAGGGTTGGTCGTCATCGTACCAGTCAAGGTACTGGGCCTCCCCGCAAACCAGGTTACTGCTTGGTATCTAATTTACCTGGTGAATCTGAACTCGTCAATCACTTTCTTTCGTTCGGTCATCTGATACTTCATACGCTATCAGCAGCTACTACGTGGGCTTTCCTTGCCTCCCGAACTACCTGGATTCAATCTAGCTTATGTCCTTCGCGGTGTCAACTCTTTTTATCGAGTATCTAGCCCTTCACACTATCTAGCTTTAATCCGGCTGAATCTCCCGACTCTGCCCCGTTCAGCGCCTCAGCGCCTCCTGGTGTTTGAACTATAGCGCCAACAAACCAAAAGAAGCAAGTAATTTTTAATGCTTTTTGCAAATATTTATCCTTAAGAGCAAAAAGGGTAAGCAGGGCAATGATTTAGCCAATACTAGCCAATGCTAGCCAATACCATCTAGCACTACTTAAAGCAGAACGCAGTGACGTAACGCAAGTGAAGTCACGGAGTGATGCGGTGACTATGTAGGTATGGCAGCCCACTGCGTGGGCACTGGGCCATACTAGTGAATACTAGTGAGTATTAGTAAGTAGTATGTAGTGCCCCAAAACCCTCCTACTCCTGTAACATCATTTCTAAATAGCTTTCGAATGAAAGTAAGTACAAAGGGATAGCAATGGGATAGCGCTGGATAGTGGAAGTGCGCCCTAGTGGGGAGCGCGCAGCGTAGCATATAATCGGCACAATGTAAAGCACTAGCGATAGCACTAGGGATAGCACCTCGGCGCACTATGGCCCCACTATGGCCCCACTGGACAGGCACTAGCGGCCCGCAAAATAAGCAAGGCAGAGCGCACCTCTATAGCCCACAAAGGGCGCCCAGAGTGTTACCCAGTGAATGCACAGAGATAGCGAGAGATAGCCCAGTGCCTCCCAGAGCTTCCCAGAGGCCCTACAAGGAGCGCACGGCGATAGGCATAGGATAGCACCAGCGATAGCCATTAAACCTCGCAGAGAGCTTCTGCGGCCCTCCTGGTGCGCCCTAGACGGTCCCTAGCTGGCCATCTAGACGTCTAGACGGCCCCCCCCCCTCCTTTATACGCTAAGCACACCCTATGGGGGCACTGGGGCGCGTTGAGGGTGAGGGAGGGCCTCGCGTGAGTCTAACAAATTTCGAGTTCAGGTATACATCTGCGCAGGGGGGGGGGGGGGGGGGTGAGTACTCTTGGTAATGTCACGGCACGATCTCTGGTACCCACTTGCCCCTCCCATCCGC